CCAAGCCTGGCTTGCAAATTAGTGGTCGTTTATTGACCATTGATTCTAATTGCAAGATAGTTTGTACTGACCGAGTGTCGTATGACATTCATTGTGGTCGTATAACTAAGGCGGATGAAATTTTCTGTATGGGTGATGATACTGTTCAAAATGGTCTTGAGGACCGTGATGACTTTTTGAAATACCTTAAGGAAACCTTGGGTGCCAATTTCACTGTAGAAAGTGATATAGGTTATCTCAAGGATATGAATTTTTGTAGTAGTGATTTAACATTTGATAAAGGCAAGGCAGTCTTTGTTCCAAGAAATTGGGACAAGAATATGTATGCTCTAGCTCATTTGGAAAATCTCGAGACGTTGGCCGATACTCTTCGGTCTTTATGTATCGAGTACTATTACCATCCTAAGTGGTCTATCATTTATACGAAGTATTGTTCTGTTAATCCTAAACCGGAATCACGTGAGTGGTTCAGGGCCATCAATACCGGATTTGAGTCTTCTCAATCCGCTTGATGGTTATGGCTTTTATGGCTTTTTTGCTGTTTTCCTCGTGTTTCCGAGGAAATTTTAAGGAGTTGTTTTGTACAAAATTTTATTTTTGTACAAAACTTTATTAATTTTATTTTATTAATTCTTTTAAATTATAACAGTTTGTTTTTGTGCCTTAAACATAAAACGATGGCGAAGTCCGCTCAACAGAAGGCTCGTCGTAAAGAAAAGAGACGCCTGGCTAAATTGGCCGGTGTGAAACAAAGTGCTCAAACGAAAATCATTCGTAGCCCTCAATTCATTCTTTCTTCTGGTAAGTCAGTTCGACTATCAGAGAAGAAGTTGAAGAAGAGTGGCAATAGGATGCTAAGTAGTTCGAGTATGGTCAGTGATGGAATTAATGTTGGTAGTGTTTGGAAAAACACATCATCAGAGCGAGTAACATTTCCGTTAGCCCGTGAAAAAGTCACTGATCTAACTTCTCTTAGTACAGCATTCCAAATGTTGAGAACTTTCTATATTAATCCTGGCG